CTGTGATCTTAACCCTTTCCCTCATAAAAAGGGATCAGTTTAAGAATGTGGTAGATCGTGGGACGGCGTAAACTATTGTCTCTTTGGATATTTACCATAAGCGTAATAGTGGACTAAAGATCCACTATCAGCGTTTTTGATAATATCCGAAAGAACTTTAGTAGAACGTTGTACCTTTACTTTCTCACCCCATTTTATAGAAGCTACGGACTCAATGTCCAGAGCATCATACAAAACAGGGATCTCATGTAGAGGAAGACGGGTGGGCTTTGACGTCCACACGTAAATTCTACACTTTAATTGAACAAGGGATAAATAAGTATTAATATGTTTAATAATTAATACTCAAAATCCAATGTTCAAGAAGTTTAAGAAGCTAGGATAAGATATATACTTTCTTCTAGTTACATTTATAAATAAAATGTTTTTAAAGAAATACTTTACTTCATCTCTGAGCTTATTTTTCGCTTTTACATATTCGCCTGCCACTTGCAAAAGCAAGGGGTAGTAGAATCTCTGTATATTCGAATTCATATATCTTACTAATGGAGCAGACTGGTTCGTCGCGAAAGCAACGTCAACAGAGGCTCCCTTAGAATAAGAAGAGATATATGCATCTAAAGCTACACTTCAAAGCATAAGTTTTACCCGATTCCCAAAGAATTTGGGAGAGGATAAAACTTGCTCTTTAAGTGTAACCAAAGAAATAAGACCTTTAGAAACCAACTCATGTACATACCTTAGTGAATAAGATTTACTTCTTATAGATTGTAGGATTAATCCTGCACCTATAGGGGTATAGTCTAAGTCATTATAACCTTTCAACTTTTTAGCAAACTCAGTGAAGTCGTGAGACTCCAATGATTTTTGCCTATTAATTGAAAGACCTAAAGAAGACATAAGTATTAAGTATTGTTCAGCGACTTTATCGTTAGCAATAACGACATCGTCACCAATAATACAGTAATCTCCAAAGTCCTTAATCTCTGCTAATAAGCTTGCTGCTTTAACAATCACATGATGTGTTATAGCTAGCATAGCTCAACTAGAGAGTGCACCCATCGGTTGCCCGACGGAATAGCGTACACTGTCAACAGGTAATCTCACAAGCTTGTGAAGATCAACCTCAGAAGTTTTGCTAAATATCTTTCTTTTTCTAAACGTATAAGGAAGCTCCTGAATAGGAACTTCTGCATGCGAGAAGAAATTAAGATATCAATCTATATCTAACAAAGCTCTTCAAGGTAAACTAAAGCCAATAAGCTTTAGTATATCCTCTTGAAGTATTATAGGTAATCTATCTGTAGCGGCACTTAGATCAAATCCATATAATTTAGGTTTCTTATTAGATAATCTTTTAAGTAACCGATTAAATGGATATTCTTGATCAAAAGTACCATCATTATCACTTAAACCTTTCAATTTATTGAAAAGGAACTTGTGTAATGGTCTCAGACAAGTCTGTACTCAGTAAGAAGTTATTGCTATAACTCTTGCTTTTCCAGC